AGTTGCCTGATAGACAAAGCGGTTGCGAACACCTGTTGAGGGGGATTTACCGATGTATGACATTATGTTATCCTGCTATTTCAATGGCAATGATTGAAGACAAGCCTCTTTCATAATCAGGGCTATCTGAATCTGTTGCGGTTCTATTAATATACAGAGTTCTGGTTGTGCGTACATTTACACCAAGTCCGTAGGTTACCTCTGATGTGGTAGCAGGAGAATCTATATACTGAACGTATGTACCATTTGCTGTAGAACCATTATCAACGGCCCCATATCCTACAAAAGCAGAACTTGAACCTAACATCCGACTTCCGGGAGACGCTGCAGCATTTGCACCAATTACAGTAGCACCTCTCATAAAATGAAACATAACCTCATGGTCACCTGTACTAAACTCGTGCATGAGGGTTGATAGCAGTAAAATTTTAGAAGAGGTAGAACTTGGGGTTATATTGACAGTAAGATTATTAATTACTGTTGGTGTAAGACCTGTAATAGACTGAGTGTCTGTGCCATCATACTGCGTAGACTGCACTTGAAGTACACTACCTGATGGCATCCCTGCATTACGAATTTTTGTCAACGCCATTTATCTATCTCCAAACAGGGATGACCCCTACGCTTATGCGTAAGGGCTATCACCAAGCAAGTCTGCATCCCAAGCTGCCTTGAGTGCTGCAATCGTGCTGGCACTGTCAATAGCAGCAGCAGCAGGTGCATCACGAAGGGCATCCTTTGCAGCAGCAATAGCAGTTGTGCTAGTGCCAGCTTCTAGTGCCTTCATCAGTTCCACGTCCTTTGCTTCGAGCAATGGCTTACGTGCTTCACGAATCTTGTCACGGAAGATTGCCCGTGCAGAGTCCATGTCTTCACTGATTACGCTTCCATTAAGAGACCATGCACCACGAAAGTGACGGTCAGAAGGAACGGTAGCTGTGGAAGCGTCAATCTGATTCCCGTCCTTATCTACGATGTATGTTGATACAGCCATGTGTTTCTCCTATGCTGCGATATCAGTGGCAGTTAAGTCTTCAGTTATCTTCCAAGCATTACGCCACTCTCTAGTGCTTGGTAACTGTTCTTTGCGGCAGATAACCATCTTTGGTTTGTTGCCTGTGTTCCATTCTTGCCAGACATGCTGTGGCACATCCTTCATGATTAAGTATTCAATAGCCTGTTCTTCTGTCATAGCTGGCATTGGTTCTGTTGTGTGCAGTAAATAGCCACGAGTATGCTTCTTGAAATTAGGTTGTGCTTCGTCTTTTGCCAACTCGTGATACACCCACACTGGTGGTAGGATGCCGCCTTGTAAAGCGCAAGCCATCCAGTTAGGGTCAGGCACAAGTATCTTGGCGCACTCATCAATGCTGTCCTCATAGACAACACGATAGTCTGACTGATGGGCTTCTAGGTTTTCTTTTGCCCAGCACAGTCTATCCCAGAGATGTGTGCCTTTGAAATCAGGTGTCTGCATTATGCTAGGTCTCCAGTAATTGTTCCATAATTACCTGTGTCAATCAGTGTATTATCATGTTGTCTAGCTTCAAAACGGTCAGTTGATGCGCCTCTTGCTTGACTACCACAGAAGGTTGTGCTGTTAGACATCAAACTCCTAGCGTGAGCATCAGAGGCAAATGCGTTGGTGTAGTTAATTGTAAAGTCACCTGTCTGACTGTCCGTGACACTACTTATATTAAAACTAACTGATATAACAGGAGTTGCTTGTAGGTATTGAATATAAGCCTTTGCCGCACCTTCAACAACGTACTGCGTATCAACCGACCCTGCGGTGCTGTGTTCCAGCGTATCTGCTACAATCTTTCCAGCCATTATGCGAGGTCTCCTTTAATCTGAGTTGCAATTTGCCCATCAGAAAATGCAGTATTATCTGCAGCAAAACTAAAACATAAAACAGAACCCGTAGTCGTTGTTGTAGTACCAAGAAATCTAGTAGTGCCACCAGTGTTAGACAAATTAGTGCAATAGTTTGCGTTGGCAAAGTCGTTTGTAAAATTTATCGTTTGTTTTCCAGTGTCTGTGTCAGCAATACTTGTAACATTAAAACTGTCTAGGGTAGAGGTTCCATCTGCTGATTGAGTAGACCAAACCTTCGCCAACCCCTGCTGCAAGTTAGTTGTCGTGCTATTACCTTCACCTGTCACAGCAATAGAGCCAGCAGTGCTTGTACCAGTAAGCGTGTTTACAAGAATGGTACTCATGCTAGGTCTCCAAAGGTACTTAAATTATAATCATTGTTAGGGTCTGTTCTAGCACCACTTGCGTTTGTTCCACGATACTCAATAGCTGATGCGCTATTTAAACTATTAACAGCCCCAATTCCTCCTAATGAAGAACCTAAGTCGCAATGTGCGCTAGCTATTGCAGAATAATTCGCACTTGAAAAAGCATTAGTTAAATTTTGTATGCCATCTCCTGTACCTTCATCAGTCCAGCTAGTAGTATTCAGACTTGTTAAAACTGCACTTCCGTCAGCCTCTACTTGTGCAAATGCTTTTGCTGCATGTTGCTTAGTCAGCGTAGCCGCACCGCCACTAGTGTTCTGAATTGTATCTGCCTTCAACGTACTCATAGCGTCACCAATGTACCACCAGACTCAACGGTGAGTGTCACACCGCTGGCTACTGTAAGTGGCCCTGTTACGTTAGCGTTCTCTGTTGCCAGAATGGTTGTGTTTGAACTGAGTGTTTGTGCGTTGGTACGAAAGATACCGCTTGCCTTGAACGTACCCTTGTTTTCTGCTGCAGGTGTTACAGACGCTGCTGACACACCCATGTAGATTACGAAGATGTTACCTGTTCCGCTTGACGGTGCTGCAGTAAAGGTGAGTGTTGTACCGTCTGGCACAGTGAACGCATCAACACTTTCCTGTACGACACCATCTACAGATACGATGATATCTTCCTGAGTTACCGTCTGGTTCAGGGTAAACGTAGTTGTAGACCCATCACCATTAAACTCTTGAGTGGCAGGTCTAGCCTGAAAACTTGCAGTGATAGGATTACCGATTAAAGGCATGGGCTATTCCTTATGTGCTAATTGAGTCAACAACAGAGACCCAAACATCTGCGCTGCTTGCGGTATCACTCTTTACTTTGAGTACATCATTGTTTTGCATTACAACCTTTGCACCGCCATCCAAAAGCTGTAGGGCTGACCCTGCAGGAATTGGTGCTGTCTTTACGATGTAATAGTCGTTTGACCCATCGTTGATAAAGACATCTACATTGATTTGGCTGGTGGTTGTATTAGCAACATTGATACCAACAAGAGCATCATCGGAGTTTGCAGTACGCAGCGTAGAAGCTGACGTGCCTACATTCCTTGCAATGTTTCTTTCAAAATCCTGTGCCATGATTTCTCCTGAATACGAGTTACTTAATTATACCATATTTATGTTTATTTGTCAAGCACTAAAGTGCAATCGCCATAGCCACTGCAAAACCTGCTGTAGCACCTGTTGATAAATTAGTTAGCTGTGAGCCATCTACTGCTGGCAGTCTAGCTGACCCATCCAATACAACCACGTTACCTGCAGATGTACCCGTGTCTGCAACTGCTGCTGTACCCAAACCAAGTGTAGTACGTTGCGCTGATGCATCTGCGTCATCTAACAGTGCTTTACCTGCTGCTGTCAAATCATAAGTAGCAGCCGTGCCTGACCCAGTAAACTGAATACCTTTGTCTGCCGCAGATGTTAGACCGGCAATAGCAGCCAGTTCTGCATCATATGCCTGTACATCACTACCAATAGCTAGGCCAAGTGTAGTACGCTGGGCAGAAGCATCTGCATCATCAAGCAATGCTTTACCAGCAGCAGTAAGGTCATATGTTGCCGCAGTGCCGCTGCCTGTAAACTGAATACCCTTATCAGCAGCGGATGTTAAACCTGCTAGTGCTTGCAGTTCAGCATCTAAACGAGCGTTAGCAACTGTACCACTAAGCTGTGATGCATCAATAGTTTTATTTGTAAGTGTTTGTGAGCCTGTTAGTGTAGCTACAGTAGAGTCAATAGCTATATCATTTGCATTAGCTGTAATACCTGTACCACCAACTACGTTTAATGTAACTGCACCAGTTGTACCACCACCTGTTAAACCATCACCTGCAGTTACAGCAGTAATATCACCCGTAGGAACAGCAGCTACCTGAGAGTCTACATATGCTTTAATGGATTGCTGTGTAGCTAACTGTGTAGCACTATCTGAAGCCATATTATCTTCATCAAGTACCGCAGTACCACTTACTGCAGTATTTAATACAGCAGAAGTCAGCGTTTTGTTAGTCAGCGTCTGTGAGCCTGTAAGCGTAGTTACAGTGCTGTCTATAGCAAAAGTTACTGCATTGCCAGAACCAGACGTATCAATACCTGTACCACCTGTAAATGTCAGTGTTTCACTATCTAGGTCAATAGATAATGCACCACCACTATCTGCTTGGAAATCTAAATCTTCTGCAGTAATTTGTGTGTCTACATAATCTTTGACAGCAGCAGATGTTGGTATTGTTGTGTCATTATCGTTTGAGCCAATACCCTCTGACTCTAATACTATTGTAGCAGCTTTAAAGTTATCTACTTCAATATTAGAAAGGGTATTATTGTCAGCATCAATTGTTTTATTAGTAAGTGTTTTTGTTGTGGCTGCAAGATACGTATCAAATGTATCTACAGTAGTTTGACGCATAGTTCCTGCGTCATTGGTTACGATACCATCTCCACCTGCTACTGCAGTTGTACCGATAGACGTACCACCATCCATCAAGTTTAATTCTGCTGCCGTAGATGTAATAGCTGTACCAGCATAATTGATAGAGTCTACATATGCAACACCATCAATATATAAGTCTTTCCATTCAGCAGATGTGCTACCAATATCACGAGTATCATCTGCATCAGGAATAAGGTCAGCACCTAATGTGCCAGATACAAGAACATTGCCAGACAAAGTAACTGTACCAGCAATGTTAGCTGCACCTGCTAAATGTAGGTCTTTAAATTTAACGGAGGAAGAACCAATATCAATGTCATTATTTGTGACAGGAACAATAACACCATCTTGAAATCTAACCTGCTCAGTTGTAGAGCCAGACACATCAACAAAAACACCAATGCGATTATTGGTATCGTCAACTACAACTTTGTTAATAGGCGTAGCAACACCGGGGTCTCCAATTAAACCAATAACTGGACCTTCAGCCGCAGTGCCATCGTGCTTGTGACCTGTGGTATTACTAAATACATTGACTAGCTGGTTGAACTCGTCATTACTGTCGGCAGCATTGATAATGTCACCATCAGTAAATGAGGACTGTCTAGTATAACCTGCCATTAGCGTCTTGCTCCTACATCAAATTCTAGCTGAAAACCCTTCAGCGAATATGGGGCTGATACACCCCTATCATTAACCCTTAACGCCACAGCAAATCCCGAACCTTCAATCGGTTGCCTGACCAGTGGGTTTGACTGTCCACCGTATGTTGCCGTTCCATATACTGATGTACCATATACAGCCACAACAGTGGCAGTGTCAAACGGATACGCAGCAGGACGTGGTACTTGTGGTGACTCATAGTCATATCTTACAAACAGGTCTGCATTAACAGCAGCTTCAGGTGCATAGTTAATAATTACACGCTGAAAGTTTTTACGAATACCTGCATCGCCTAATGATAAGTCAGGAGACCTGTACTTACCTGTAATGGTATTACCATCAAAGTCATTGCCTTGTTCTTGACGATACACGTAACCATCATATTCACCGTGTAAGACTATTGATTCACCTTGGTCAACAATAAAGTCTGTGCTACTTGGTCTTATTCCACGAATATCAGCAAACTCATAGGTTTGTTTTCTGACTGCTGTAACACCTGTTGTATTAGCACGTGTCGTATTTGCATTAGAAAAGAATATACGATACTGTGTTTTATCAGGTAGAACTACGCTGTCAAATTCATCAACGTCAGTTAGTCCTTCAAACCTTGGCTGTACCTGTCGGCTAATTGTACCAAGTTCAACGTCACCAATCTTCTCTGTACCAGCAACAGTACGTAGTCCATCTGGACCAAGGAAGATAATGTCACCACCAACTTCCTGAATAGTATGTCCGTTAACACAACCTATTTCACGTGTAACAGGTAACACTTGGAAGTCTGCTATAGTATTACCAACTAATTTAAATATACGTTCTTCACAAAATATAAACAGTTGGTCACGAAACGGAAACAGTCCAGTAATATTACTGTCTACATTTATTGTACCTGCACCATTAGCTGTACTAAAATCACTATCCGTAAATGGTGCTGTAAAAGTTATTGCCTGTGGTGTAGCAGACATACCAGCAAAAAATAGTGCGTCTTTAAATCCTACTACAAACTTTGGGTTAGCAGGTGCGCCTGTTGCGTTGAGGTCAGTAACAGTAGTGCCATCATACTTGGTCGCATTATTTGCACCATCGGCCCACACGATAAAATCTGTGCCAGCCAAATTGTAACGGAAGTGTGTATATTTACCAGCACTTGTTCTACCTGTATCAATTTGTGTCCAACTACCTGTTTTGCCAGCTTCGTGTATTTTAGTTCCACGGGCTGCAATAACCTTACCATTGAAGTAAGCAGACATTAGTACCTTTTCACTAGCACTAGCATCCTGTGGTACAATATTACTATTCCACTTTGCGTAGCCAGAAATGCGTCTGTATCCACCTTTAATGTCTGGCTCAAAGTTCTGCAACTCAAGTGCCATACCCGGTTGCATTTCAAAGGTAGATAGGTCTAGTACCAATCCTCCAGAACAGGCAAAGGCGAATGGGCTAAGTCCTGATTCGTCTGCCATGTGTCACCTAAAATGCTGCTATGTTAATGCCGTATCTCTGTGAGTGCGGTATATAAGTTGACCTTATGTAGTCTGCTCTATTTAGCAGTATAGACTGCATATGCTTAATACCTTCTTCAAAACGTGAGAAGTTTATTCCATACTGCTGTGCTTCTCCACGATACTGGTAGGCATATGCGGTAGCACCATCTGCAATTACCTGACGAAATTGTTCAGGTATTGTTGGTACATCTGTTGCTGCAGAAAGAGCAGTAGGCTTGTCAAAATACTCAAACTTTAATTCGTAAGCTGCATCAGGATAAGGATACAAGCCATAGTTATTGTCAGGTGTACGGAATACATAAATAGGTACGCCACCTACACCTGTTGTACTTTCTTGGTCAATAAATCTGTCTACATATTCTTTGTAGTCAAGCACACGTAAAGTTGTACCAGCTACACCAAGAGTATTATCTTTTGATATTCTAAATGTTTCATAATCAACATGCGTTGCTGTAGCAGGAATAGAGTAACGTGTCGTGTTTGCTACAAGTGTTACAGTGCTAGTCGCATGTGAAAAAGGCCAACCAAACTCTCGTTGGTTGACATAGTTGACAGCATCGTTTACTGCGTTTTTACACTGTACTTGAAAACCACGTGCGCCAGACACAAAGTTAGAGGCAGTTAATTCTACCTCATTCATTCTTGCCAGCACT